CTCTCTCACATTCTTGACTGCCGTTAGAATAAATTGATACCTGTGTCACTCTTCCTCCTCGTATTCTATTACAACTCGTTTGTACTTTCTACCATTACTATCCACGCAGGTGATATGTCTCAACGTGCCATTCAATTCATCTGCAACTTCATGCAGTGTCCACCATGGAACTTGCTTATCAGTCACGTTGCCTCCAATCATCAGGTTTGTCTCTTTGGAACCAGTCAACGATCTCATCAGCACCACCAAACCCTGTTCTGTGATTGGATGGGTCGGGGTCTCCTAATCCCATCCTATTCAGAAAATCATCTGTGCTACCTTCTTCGATACCTTTAGATTGACGACGTGCTTTAGCCAACCAATCTCTAGCAAGAGTATGTGCCTTAGCAAGTTTCTCTGCCCAGATCATATCCTCTAGGGGAACCTCTTCTTTGTTCGCAATACATCTGCAAATGGACTCTAGTCTGAGTCTGTATTGAGTGGAGAGCATGTTAGTTAATTTTGAGTTTGTCTTTTAGATCAAGAACCTTGTTAACCTCGTTCACCGCAGCAGACATTCTAGCACCTAGAATATCCATGATATCTTCGTAGATCACTTCATTATCTACGTAGTCATCGAAATATGTGTCGATTGCTTCTTTAAGATACCTTTTACGGTGCCACTCAGGTGAGTATGGTTTATACATGATGAGGGTAATACATGCTAACGATCATAATACTATTTAATCTGGTTGTCAATTCAATGGGTTACCATTCTTATCAAGGAGACCAAGTTTTTTAATGTGTGAAAGATTAGATCTCTCACTCTTCTTAAGTTTTTTATATTCTTTAATAATTTTATCAATCTCCTGGTTAGAGATTTTTACATTCAATTGTTTTTCATCATCTGTCCGAACAAACCCAAGTCCACTTGTAGATTGCTCTTCCTTTTCATCAATGTATTCGTTAATGGTTTCCTGAATTTCGTCACGAATCAATTCATTAATTTGATTCCTTAATTCATCTTCATTCATTTTCTCTTCTTGTCTTTCTTTGGTTTTTGCCCCCAGAGTTTTGGATTCATTGTGCCATATCCAAAATCAATCTTTTGCACAGCACCTTTGCCATACTTATCATAGTACATGTCAAATAATTTAGATGTTTTAGTGCATCTTGTCAAATCAATATGCTCTATTCCATCGACAACATACCAGATTAACCTGGCATCATTAGGAAAAGATGGATCTTTTGCTGCTTCGAGAGTAGTTTTCTCAAGAAGAATTTGGCAACTATAATCAGATGGGTTCACAGTATTAATTTCTGAACCGAACTCTGCCATTTCTTTCTCTTGGTCTACAGCAACTGTCATGAACGACCTCCCCATCGAATGTCTGGATACGCGTCTTTAACAACTTCGTAAGATATCTTATATTTAGTTTGCAATTGTTTATCTTTTACTAAACAAAGAATCTTTGCCTCTTCTGGATGAAGTCCTTCAAGCATCTGAATGAACATAGTCTCTCTACGGAGACCAGAGAGACTATCATTTCCTCCCTTTACAAAATTGTACAGGTGCTTGTATTCCTTGCGAAGAGATGTGTGATCAGTTCCTACAGGAACATCGTTCTCTTTGTAAGGCACGTCTCCAGCTGGGACCACAGAAATCACAGTGTCATCAAAGTTCCAAATAAACAGGGACTTCAATGAGGGATCAGCATACTCTTGTAGAATTTCAATCTTCTTTGCTTTAGATCTTTGCTTGCTAGCAAGTTCAAGAACTTCATGAGCAAAAGGATTGGGAGGAAGTTTAGGAGATGTCTTCACCGTAAAACTTTTTTTATTCGTTGTCTTCTTCGTCGAACTCGTCATAACTGTTTTCAAATCGTACTGCTAAAATTTCGTCTGGTAATACATTGCCGTTTTCATCAAACATCTCTGGATGAGTGTAAACGGGTTGGGTCTGATATACATGGTCCTTTGCCAACCATCCTACCACACCTCCCACAAAAAACATCATGATGGAAACTAAAGTTCCAATGGTGAGTGTTACTGCTAACATCTTTCTGTCCTCCAGAGACTATTTCTTTCTAATGTCTAGGTAGAAATTTAAATGAAAGATAATCTCTCTTCGGAAGAGAGAGACCATCTTACCAAACTTTACCTGAAAAGTTTTGGGTGGTTCTGGTTTCCTCCTCCTATTACGTAGTAGTAACTCAAACCCACGATTTATGTGGGTATCCTCATTATTTAGAAGTTTTTTTGCGTCTTCCTGGTCGTCGGTCATAACTATACCTCTCTGCATCATCTATGAAACTTTCTAAGTAGTTTTTAATCTTTCTTGCCTGTGGTTTTGGTATGTGTCCATACCCCTCACGCAGTTGCTTATGTATATCATCGGAACCACCTTTAATATATTCATCAAGATCTACAATGAGATTATTGATTTCATTTGTGGTGGCACTTGAAATAAATGAATCTATTTCATGTTTTTTGATTTTACACTCTTTGAGATAATCATAAAACTTCAAATTCATTTTTCCCTCAAAGGCATTATCAATTGCGTGTTCAATAAGATCGTAGATGTCGATGAGGTTTTGTTCCATTAGACCAGTTTTTGTTCCCTTAGATACTTTACGGTTTCGGTGCATCCACCAAGGAGCTCCTCTCCATATTTAACTCTTGGGAAAGTTGCACTCTGCCCAAACAGTTTATAGAACTCTTTGCGTTCAAAATCTCTACCGAGTTTATACTCCACAAACCGTAACTCTGCCAACTGTAACACCTGAATTACTTTAGTGCAATAGGGACAACCATCTCTTGAATATACTGTAAATGTCACTTTTGTACCTCCTTCCAATCATTGTCAAAAATTTCCAGACCTTTGTCCGTAAGAATGTGATCATACATCTGATCAAATACCTTGGGTGGCATGGTGCAGATCTGAGCACCATTATACCACGACCTAATAGCACGTTGAACACTACGAATAGATGCAGACAGAACCTGAGTTCTGACTCCATGGATGCGATACAGTTCAGAGATTGATCGTACAACCTCCAGACCTGCCACTGACTGGTCGTCCAGTCGTCCTACAAAGGGAGAAACGTATGTTGCCCCCGCCTTTGCTGCAAGGACTGCCTGAGCAGCACAGAAGATCAATGTGACGTTGACCTTGATGTTCTGATCAGAGAGGGATTTACAGACTGCAAGACCTTCCCGTGTGCAAGGAACCTTCACAGTGCATACATCACCAAATTTTTCGTAAAGACGTTTGCCTTCACGATACATTTCACCCTCATCACCAACAACTTCCATGCTGATGTCACGAACACCAATGTCTTTGATTTCTTGATAGACATCCTCAGGATTTCTACCACTCTTCATAATCAAAGTGGGATTGGTAGTGACACCATCTACCAGTCCCGTTTTAAAATATTCATTAATAATTTCTGTGTCAGCAGTATCAAGAAAAATTTTCATGTAATTGTGCGTGTACTTCATTCAACGTGTACCGTCCCGATCATACCAGCACCCTTGTGAGGAGCACACCAATATGTGTAGTCACCAGGATCATTAAAGACAACATCGAACTCTTCACCTGGCAGCATTGCCAGAGATTCGTGCCCTAAGTCTGGACGATCTTCGACGATAACGTTATGTGGAGGTAGCATGTTGTTCACAAAGTGAACTGATTCTCCTGCGGATATTGTAACCTCTGCAGGATCAAAAATCAAGTTTCCATTTGATCCCATCTGAACATCAACTGCCCATGCTGGAGCAGCAAGAAAAAGTGTAGCAATAAGTGCGAAGATAAACTTCATTTAAGTTTACGCAACTGCAGTATATATTACATTCGTATGTCTTTATACCTAGGGTTTGTCTTTACTTCCTGACTAACCATTACCCCAAATTCATCACAACATTTACTCCATTTTTTTCTTGCCTCTTGACTTTCTTTACTGTGATTATTTCTATCCCATAATTCTTTCCATACCAACCAGAGGTCACGACATTCGTCCGACTTACATTGTAAATGCGGTTCCCGATACATGGGAAACCTGGGGGTTGGTGCCCGTGACTACACTATATTTAGGTAAATTTACATAAAAAAAGACCCCTATTCGGGGTCAGAGTTATATAAATTTTCTAGTTTTTCTCTAGAAAGATCTACATACATCACTTCATCACCTGGTGCAGGTGCCTCTGGATGACGTGGTTTAGGTTTATTCATCTCCACGTTAATGGATTGAATATTCGACCACATCATCGCAAACGCAGCACCTGCAATAAGAGCAAAACAAATGAAGTATATGAGAACGAACCAGGGGTTCACAGTGCGTTACCTCTAGGGAGAACTTCTTCTGGGAACACGAACTGTTCGTGTGGTTGATCCACTGGTGCCATCCAGGCACGGAGACCTTCATTCAAGAGAATGTTCTTGGTGTAGAAGGTTTCAAACTCTGGGTCTTCT